GGAGCGTTCTGCCATTGCGTGGTGCGTGGAGATGGCCGAGACGACCGCCACAGAATGCGACGAAGAGTTGGCGGCTTTGCGGGGATTGCTGGCACGGTTTGAGTGTGAACACGCAGGATCAGGAGCATCGCATGACAGATGAAACTACACCGCAGGACGGCAAGGCGATGTCTCCTGCATCCGCTGGTTCTCAAGGCTACGATCCGCCGTGCCTCTCCGAGCACCTACAGACTTGCAAGGTGTGCGAGCCTGAATCGGAGAAAAGGCTGGGATACCCGTCTCTTGCGTCGTACTGCCCAGAGGCGCTAGACATTCTGATTGAGGAGTTGAGCAATGAGTGATACCCATGAGCCGCTGGCGTGGGTGGCGCTCGCCGCAGACGCAAGCGAGTCGCGGGCGCTGTTCCTGACGCGCGATGCTGCGGAGCGAGCAGCCAGAAAACACGGCTGGTTCGTTGCAGAGTTGTTTGCAAGGCCCACGCTCACCGACGAGGAGCGCAAGGTATTGATCCGCGTCGCGGACGACGCCGCCTACCGGGCGATGGGCTTTACGGAGCGCGTGGTGCTAGGATTGCTTGAACGGACGAAGTGAGAACACCAGAGATGAATGGCTGCGAACACAGGAGCATGACACCATGAGCGACAACGCCGAGCAGTCCATTCCATCGCGTGGTTCTGTGGCGAACCATTCGGCTTTTCCGAATAGTTGGATTCCGGTGACGGAGCGACTTCCGAAGGAATACGAGACAGTGCTTGTGGCAACCGACGGAGCGGTGTCGGCCGGGGAGATTCGGTTCCCATTCGAATCCGAAGGGCCGGAAGAGCCTTGGTGGATGGTGTTCAAGGACAGACGAGACACGTCGCCGTCATGGGCTGGGATGGTGTCTCTAAACGATGTCACGCACTGGATGCCGCTCCCGGCCCCGCCAACGGACTGCAAGTAGCCACAGAACACGCAGGATAAGCGGCGGCTCCGCCGTCCGCTTCATCCGCTGGTTCTCTTGCGGCACAATACCAAGCAAAGGAGACAACCAGATGAGCCAGAGGCTTCATGTCGGAGCCACCGACGATCCCGTATATGACGCCGTCATCGCCAGCGAAGCCGATGCGACCGAAGATCGGATGGCCGATTGGCTTCAGGCAGGCCCGTGGAAAATCCGCATCGGCGACATCGACTTGTGGGACAAGGTCAAGTCAGCGATTGCCGAACTATTTCCGGGCCTGTTCCCAAACGACGTATGGGCGTTTTACATGGGCGAGCGGAACATCCAGCACCCGACGGCGGATGAACTCCGCGAGTGGTTGGACGCTGGGCGAGGGCATGCGTAGGGTCGAGAGAACGCCAAAGATGAATGGCTGCGAGCAAAGGAGCATGACACCATGACAGACGAAGCCGAGCAGTCCATTCCATCGCGTGGTTCTCGCGGGGGCATACTGGAGGAGGCCCGCGAGTGGCTGGCACGGTCGCGCGCTGCGAAGCCTCTGCCATCGGAAAGGATCATTGCGGGCGTGCTGGTTCACGCCACTCTCACCGACGCGGAGCGTTCTGCCATTGCGTGGTGCGTGGAGATGGCCGAGACGACCGCCACAGAATGCGACGAAGAGTTGGCGGCTTTGCGGGGATTGCTGGCACGGTTTGAGTGTGAACGCCAAAGATGAGCAGCCCGCAGCCACAGGGAGATTCCATCATGAAAGACGTTGACGCGGGTCTGCTCCATCGTGTGGTTCTCGTCGCGACGATGCTGGTGATGGCCGGATACATCATGCACCGAATTGGACGCATTGAAGCCGTTGTTGAAAACCTTGTGGTCGTTGCTCAGAGCGATAACCGAAGGCTCTCTGAACTGGAGGCCAAGCGATAATGGCAGGCCCAGACGGTGGCGGTCTTCCGCCGACAGACGAATGGGATGACACCGACAGAGTCATGGTGTTGCTGGCTGTCTTGGCCGTTCCTGCGGCATTGCTGGCTTACGCGGTGCTGCGAGTGGTCGTAGTGCCACTGATTTTTCAGTGGATTGTGGGTCAGTAGTCCGAGAACCAATGTTTATGCGGTTCCCGATAGCAGCCCTTCGTGCTGCATAGTACGCCGCCGATTCGCGCCGCACGGCCGCTAAACGCTGAACGCCGCCGCTATCACGTTCCGCATAACACGCCGCCAGTGATCGCTTGACACGCTTGGCATCCTGCGTGAGTCCCGGCAGATACCGGGAGTTCACGGAGGATGATTCATGCGTTTCGTTTTGCTGCTCGCCGCCCTGGCGTTCGCGTCCGTTGTCAACGCCGATACCACCGTGGTGGCTCGTCGCGGCTCTGTCATCAGTGCCCAAGATCACGCCGTCGTGATCGCTCGCCGTGGCTCGCTGGTACACAGCAACTGCGGCAAGTACGAGGGCATCGGCACAGGCTCAACGCCTGAGCAGGCCCGGCGCAACTGCTGCTTCTTCGGGAAGCGTGTCATCGTCGAGGAAGGCGTGGCGTACTCGCCCGTGGCTCGTCGCTGGTTCGCCGTCATCCGCTATCGGTGAGCCTTGGCCGTCACGTTCACTGTCGCCGGGCAGCCCGTCCCGCAACCGAGGCCACGAGTCTCGACTGCGGGCGGGTTCGCCCGTGCGTACGTGCCAGGCAAGCACCCAGTGCATGCGTACCGGCAGTCGCTGGCAGCAGCTGCTCGAGGTGCTGGGCTCACGACAACCGGCGAGGTGCTGAACGTGGTGATTGATGCTGTCTTTGAGCGGCCGAAGTCCCACATGCGAAAGACCGGCGTGAAGGCCGACGCACCAAAGTTGCCCAGGCCCGACGTGGACAACATCGCCAAGGCCGTGCTTGACGCACTGCAGGACGTGATGGGCGATGACTCGTTCGTGGGTCGCCTGGTGGTTGAGAAGTCGTACGGCCAGGAGGCACGGACTACCGTGAGAGTGTCGTGAAGTTTGGTGTCAGCGTCTACATTCCGAATCGAAACCACGCCGCCACGCTAGGTGCTGCAATCTATTCTGCAGCGTCTCAAAGCCCAGTTGAGGTGGCCGTGATTGACGATGCCAGCACGGATGACAGCATGGCCGTGGCCGACGCTGCCGCGATGACTCACGACTGCGTATGGGTGCAGCGCAATGCCGAGAAGGCTCAGTGCTGGGAACAGAAGGCAGCGGAAGAGTTTTCGCTTTTAGGCGGCTCGCATGTCGTTAGCCTCAGTGCAGATGACGAGCTGATGCCAGGCGTGGTTCAGAGTGTCATGCGTCACCGGCAGGCTGCCGTGATTTTTCACGACTACTACTGCCGCAAGCCAGGTAAGTGGCCGCATGGCATCGTCAGGTGTGCTGAGCCTTCACAGCAGGTGACGCTGCCTGCGTTGTTTGTTCGTGAACGCCTGTTAAGCGATGCCCTACCAGTTGAGACGGGCATTGGCTCAGCCATCAGGCATGACTGGCTGATGCGTCTTTGCGAGCTTGAATACTGGCGAATGGGGCCATGGGCTGACGCCGTTGGATACGCCGTCGTGGCCGCTCTCGGTGGTGCCGTGTACGTTCCGCAGCCTGGGGCGATCTTCACGGAAGACGATGCCGGCTACGGCGAGAAGTCTAGAACCGGCCCGGACGCTTCTCGGTACATGGTGGAAGTCTGGGCCTTTCTCAAGCGGGCAGAAGTTCCGCCAGACGTGGCGGCAGCCCTGTGTGCAAAGCGAGGCGTGCATGCCTGAGATGCCATCAAGGCTGTGGAAGCCGCACGAGCCCTTCTCGCAGGACTACGCCCAGCGTGCCGAAGAGGGCGCGGCCCGGCTGCGAAACTCGCGGGTGGCTTTTGTGGGCTTGGCCCGAAACTGTGCCGTGCGTCTCTCCCAGAATCTTGGCCACCTCGAGCAACTGCAGGATCTCTGCGGCTCGTGGTCGCTTCACATTGAGAGCAACGACTGCGAAGACGCCACGCTGGACGTGCTGCATAACTACTGCCGCGAGAAGCCACAGGCGACGTTTCACTACCAGATCCTGGGCCGCGACAGTTACGGGGCCGAGTTCGCCGGCCGTCGCACGATCGCCATGGCTGAGTACCGAGACTCATGCCAGCGGTGGGTGCGTTCGTGCTCGCCAGACGCGGACTATGTGGTTGTCATTGACTGGGATGCGTGGGGTGGGTGGAGCCACAGTGGCGTGCTCAACGGATTCGGCTGGTTCGTGGAGTTGCCCGGTGCGTACGGCATGGCTAGCACCAGTTTGTTTCAGTACGACTTTGGCAACGGTCCGTCGTGGCACCATTACGACTTGTGGGCGCTGCGTGGCGTAGGGCAGGCCGGCTGCTACTTCGACACATACCAAAACGGGTATGGCGGCTTTGGCTATACGTGGCTGCCGCCGGTTGGCTCGCCGCCCGTGCTCGTCTCGTCTGCGTTCGGCGGCATGGCGATCTATCGCACCGACGCCTACCTGCGTGGAACGTACGACGGCACGACGGACTGCGAGCACGTTCCGTTTCACCAGAGCATTGCGAGAGCGACGGGCCAACATCTGTTTTTGAACCCGGCGCAGCGAATGCTGATGAGTTGGATGGAGACTGCACATGCGGCGAACAGTCTCGACGGCGTGTAAGTCATTCCAAAGTTTGCTGACAAGCGTGTGGGCGTCTGGTTCCACATACGCCGAGATGACATCGTTTCTTGGTGTGAGCCGAGATCAGATCATCCGGCTGCGTGACAGGCTGCACCTGCCGCTACGCCTGGACCGCAGCAAGCGGAAGAAGGGGCCACGGCACGGCGACCCGACGCCTGCAGAGATTCGCCAGCAGTGTGCTGCCATCAGGGCCAAGCACCTAGCCGACAGGCTGGCTGAGCCAACCGACAAGGCTTACCGCAAGACCGAAACGGACTTCATTCGGTTTCGGTTCGACGCACCGCACGAACGTGGTGACGATCCGATTGAAGGGCTCATCGACGGAATGGGGGGCGAGTGATGGCAAAAGAAAAAAACGCAATCGTTCGCCGCATCGTCGTGGAGTGTGGGCGGCTGTACGTGTACGCCTACTACACGGATGGCAATGCCAAAGTGCTAGAGGAAGAGGTGTGGCAGCAGCCCTTTCGCTTGGACGCCAAAGACGCACACGACGAGGCCAAGGACATTTGGCAGTTTCTCTACCAAGAACTGCAGGACACCGTGCTGCACTCAACTGCAAGGAGTGACGAGGACGAGGCAGAATCAGACCAGGAGGACTGATCATGCCCGCATACGAAGCAACGCCCGCCGAGCTCGAACAGTACGGTGCCAACCTCAACATCTGGCAGCAGATCGCCCTGCTTAACGCATGGAGCCCGCTGATTGGTTACGGCCAGCGGCTCGTCAACGAGTCGGACCCGTACAAAAAATCGCTGATTGTGGCCGAAGCCCTGGAATGGTTGGCCAGCAAAACCGACGCAAAACTTGACGATCAGCTGGTGAAGCTGCTGGGCGACATCGTTCGAGCACCGCAGGGCGAAGCCCTCGTGCGCTGGGCGTTGCTCCAAGTGGAGGCCGTCCGTTGAACGATGAGTCCCTCATACGCCTTGCTGCCGTGGTGGCGGCGGTTGCTCTGCTGGCCGCCCCGTACCGGGACACCGTTGCAGGCTGGCTCTCTGCGGCCACCGAAGCCGCCAAGCAACACCGAGCCGGCATCGCCCGGTTCGCAGCCGCAGGGCTCTTGATCGCCGCTGCGTGGGGCAAGATCCCCATGCCACGCATGCCAGAAGGTGCCGTGCCAACGATTGTCGTGGAGACGCCGAGCGTGGAGATGCAGGCCGTGGTGGCTCCGATTGCCCTGGCGATGAAAGGCATGCCGGCAGGCGACCGGCTTCTGTGGGCTCAGACTTGGACTAAGGCCGGCGTCGTTGTCGCCGGGGACGCTGTTACCACTGAGGTGGTCTTCACTGACACCCGCAGCCTCCGAGCCTTCACGGCGCTGGCCTTGGATATTGCGTGGCGGCGAATCGGGCAGCACGCCGCAGGCAGCAACGAGCCGCTGCGGGCCGCCGTTGAGGCCGCCTACGGCCAGGTGCTGGGAAAGGACGTTGTGCCGGTGACGGCTGACATGCGAGCCCGGTACGTCGAGCTCGCCAAGGCGATTGCGTGGGCCGGGCAAAACAAGGGTTGAACGATGAAGGGATTCGTTCCACTCTTCGGCTATCAGCCCAACCGTGCCGGCACCGATGCGTTTCTGTCCACGCTCGACAAGCCAACGCTGGCACTTGCAGGGCCTGATCTCGCCCTGGACGAGTCCAAGGACGTTTTTCTTGGCAACGCCCTGCTGCAGGTGAATCCCGGCTGGAAGCGTGGGGCTCAAACGATAGGCAGCTGCGTCGGCTGGGGCTGGAGCCTGTCGGTAGACGTGCTCGCCGCCTGCGACGTGGTTCTGAGGAACGAGCCCGAGGCGTACGGCGGTGACACGTTGTGCGCGAGCGTCTACGGGTTCAGCCGCGTTGAAGTGCGTGGCCAAAAGAACTATGGCGGCGACGGTTCCTACGGCGGTGCTGCGGCCAAGGCCGTGAGCCAATACGGCACGCTGCACCTTAGCCAGGCGTACGGCACAAAGACGTACACAGAGCAAAGCGGCACGCTTGAAAAGTCGTGGGGCCGAGATGGCGTGCCCGACAACCTCGAGCCGTTTGCCAAGCAGCACAAGGTGGCCAACGTCACGCTGGTGCGGACGTTTGAAGAAGCCGCCACGGCCATTCAAAACGGTTACCCGGTTGCTGTGTGCAGCGGCCAAGGGTTCAGCATGACGCTCAAGGATGGCTACCTCACGCCGTCTGGCTCGTGGGCTCACTGCATGATGTTTCTCGGCGTCCGCTGGAAGCCCTACCCGGCCTTGTACTGCGAAAATAGCTGGGGCAACTGCTACACGGGTACGCCAGACAAGAATGTGCCGAAGCCGTTTCAGCTAAGCGGCGGGTGGGTGAAGGCCGCCACATGCACCAGCATGCTTTCCGGCGAAGACTCTTTTGCCCTCGCGGGCTTTGAAGGCTTCAAGCCGCGTGAACTTCCAAGTGATTGGCTTAAGGGGATTCTCTGATGCGTTTTCTTGTCTGCCTGCTCGTCGTGTCCGGTTGCGTCATGGCGTCCATGCCACCGGATGACGGCTTGACTGCTGATCTAGCTTGCGAGACGGCCCGCATGGTGACGCAGCTGCGGCAGGAGATTGCCCCGACGCCCGTGACAGACGAGTGCGAGAACTGCCACGGCAAGGGCACTCTCGGTGACGGGAAGATCAGCACAACTTGTCCGGTTTGCGGCGGCACCGGAAAGAAGCCAAAGAGCGTCTGCACGAACTGCAAATGACACTTGAAGAGCTTCACGAATCTGTGTGGAACGACTTGCCGCTCACCAAGCGGGTGGCAGGCCGTGCCCGCGTTGCTCGCATCATCAACCGAGCGCTGAAGAAATGGCCCGTGGCTGTGCTTCGCCAGTGCGACGAGAAAAAAGCTGAAGTTGTGGGCGTCCACTTGGCTCGCAGCATCAAGCGAGAAGAGCAGCACGAGGTAGGCATGGGGTTCATCGCTGCCATCATTCTCGGAACGCTCATCAGCGAAATCATCAAGCAGCTGCTGAAAAAGTGGTGGGCAAACCACGAAGAAATGACGGAGTTGTGCCGATGACGGACGCTGCGAAAGACACGCTCTACAGCATCATTGAGAGGTGGGGATTTCCCACTTTGGTAGCCATTGCCTGCGGCTGGGTGCTTCGCCAGGACGTGCTGCTGCCGCTCGTAGAAGAGCACCGCACCTTCGTGAAAAGCCTGAGCGAGACGCAGCGCGAGATCAGCCGGGCCGTGACTGAGCAGACACGGTTGCTGTACGCCCTGCAGCCTCGAGCAGCGGAACAGCAGGAGAACTAGCGTGGGAATGAATCCGAGACTGCTGAGGCCGACTCAGAACTTGCACCCAGACGCTGCAAGTTGGGCCGCCCGTGTGTCAGCAAATGGGGCCGGCTACACAGCAGCCACCATCAAGGCCGTCAATCAGTTCTGCAAAAACATCGCGGCGGCTGGCATTCGTGATCGGTTCTATCGGCTCAATCTATTCTGCGGCACGGGACTCAACGCCTGCCTCGTTCCGCTGTTTCGAGGGCCGTCTCTTGGTGGAACTCAGTACGGGAACACCACGGACACCAATGTTGGCGGGCTGTTTATTTCCGGCGATTACGTGGAAACACAAACCGGCGGCGGGCTTGTAGGAAACGCCAGCACCAAATATCTGCGAACTGGGTTTATCCACAACACGCTGCCGCAGAACGATTCGCATATTGCGTCATACGAGACTAGCCGAGCGACGGCGACATTCCGCACAAGCGTTGGGTGCCGAGCCACCGGGTCAACAGGCTGTTTTATCGTTGGAACTTGGGCTAGCACTTCGCAGTATGCTTTGGTTGGCTACGAGAGCAACTCAAGCCTTGCGTTGTCCAACAACGCCGGCGGCTTTTACGTCGGCACCATTACCGGCGCATCAACGTCAGCGTTGTATCGCAATGGCACTGGAAAAGTTACCGCGACGTTGACAACCAGGACGCCTGGTTCGCAAGAAATTTTTGTTTTTGCGCTGAACGACGGCGGATCGTTTAGCGTCCCAACAGACGCGAGGCTAGGCGGCTACTCGTTTGGCTTGCAGATGACCGATGCTCAAGTAACGTCGTACAACACGGCAATGCAGGCGTTTCAGACGGCCCTAAACAGGAACGTCGGATGATTCTGTCTGAGGTCTCGTTGCCGCTGCCGTACACAGAGTGCAAGCACCTTGCGCTTGTTTACCCGTATGAGGTGGCCGTGTTGTGGTACTTCATACAACAGCAGCACGGCGACCCAAGGCACGTTGCTGATGGAAGACAACTCACAGACGGCCGATGGATGCTGGACGGAGATTTGCTCAGCGAAATGCACCCTGCCGGCATTCTCGGATGGGCCTTACATCACCTGACGCCAGAGATCATGGCGCAGATTGAAGTAGTGCCGATGAGCGAGGTGGCTTCGCTTGTGCCGTCCGTGCCATTTGTGCCGTAACTGCAAGAAACACCACGCCGTAGCGTACGTTGACGGCAGGCCACGATTCGGGCACGACCCGAGCCACACACTGAGGAGCGAGCATGAGCCAGGTACGCATCCGCCGAAGCTTTCGCGTTGTCACCGCCACGGTTGCGACGGCCACGGCCAGCTGCACGACGCTGCGGCTCGAGGACATGGCAGGGGCTGTGATGCAGCTGACCACGATCACCACGAATGCCGCGACGATCAACGTCTGGGGAAACACCACGGACGCCGGCACGTTCGCTCAGCTGTACGGCTCTGACGGCTCGGTGGCGTCTATTACGCTGGCCCCCAGCACCACGAACCAAACGATGTACGCCCTGCCCGATGCGTCGTATGCCGTGCCATACGTCAAGCTGGTGGCAGCCAACACGAACGCCACGGCGACTGTGTCGATCGTGATGAAGTCTTAGCGTGCCACAACGTATTCCAATCCACAGGCCGCTGCGTTTGCGTCCCGCACGCAAGAGGGACGAGAGCACACGCCCGAATGCGGCAGCCCGTGGGTATTGCAGCAGGGCTCACCGAGCGTGGCGTCAGGCTGTGCTGACTCGAGATGCTTGGACGTGCAGGGAATGCGGCCGCGTCTGTGGTGGCCCCAAGGAGGCCCAGGCTGACCACGTAACGCCCATTAGCCAAGGTGGCGAGCGGTACGACGTAGGGAACGGGCAATGCCTCTGTATCGCGTGTCACGCACGCAAGACGCTGCGAGAACGCGGCGACCCGGGGCGGGTCGGAAGTATCGGCGAGCCGGTTATATAAACCCCGTGGTATCTCTCTGCGTGCGTGTGAGAGAAATCCGACGCCGTTTTTCAGAGCCAAACGCAATGGGCCGAAAACCAAAGCCAACCGCCATCAAGATTCTGGAAGGCACCCAACGCGGCCCGGCCAAACGCGAACCGTCCGCGCCGCCAGGCACGCCGCCGATGCCGGAACGCCTGGCCGTTGAGCCGATTGCCGTGGCCAAGTGGCACGAACTCGTTGACATCCTTGCGAGCATGGGAGTGCTCACGACCGGAGACGGCGAAGCCTTGGCCACGCTGTGTGAAGTCCACGCAGCTGCTCAAGCCTGCCTGCTTGAACTCAGGGCCAGCGGGCCGACGATCAAAACGGATCTCGGTGGCGTGAAGCCGAATCCCGCCGGCAGTCTGTATCGCGGGCTCGTCGTGCTGCAGGCCAGCCTGATGGGTGACTTCGGACTGACACCGAGCAGTAGGGTGCGACTTGGGACGAAAGCCGAAACGCCCAAAGACGATCTTGAAGCGTTCTTCGCCTCCGAAGGTGCCTAGTCTTTCGCCGGCTGGCGAGGCTAAGTACCGGCGAGTAGTGCGGTTCTTTGAGGGCGTGCTGCGTCACTCAAAGGGCCAGCACGCAGGCGAGCGATTCACGCTACTGCCGTGGCAACACGACATCTTCCGCGAGCTCTTCGGCAGGCTGAAGCCTGATGGCATGCGGCAGCGCCGCGTGGCCTACATTGAGGTGCCCAAAAAAAATGGCGTCTTGGCCCCTGCGGCTGGATGCCGTGGGGGCCAAGGCGACAAGGCAAATCGACACTGCTTGCTGGCATCGCCCTGTACATGCTCCTGGCCGACGAGGAGCCAGGAGCCGAAGTGTACGGGGCATGCACTGACCGTGAATCCGCAGGCATCATCTACCGCGAAGCCGCCGCGATGGTGCGGGCATCGCCTGCTCTGTCCAAGGTGCTCGAGGTGGTGGACAGCCGGAAAACGATCATTCACAGGGCAAGCAACTCGTTCTACCGAGTTCTGTCTGCCGATGCGTTTCGGGCTGAAGGGCTGAACATTCACGCCCTGCTCTTTGACGAACTTCACGCTCAGCGTGATCGCCGCCTGTGGGACGCGCTCAGGTACGGCGGTGCTTCCCGCCGGCAGCCGCTGCTACTGTCCATCACCACGGCCGGGGAGTTGGACCGCAAAGCTCTGTGGTGGGAACAGCGAACGTATGCCGAGCGGTGTGCCGCAGACCCGAAGCTGGACCCGGCTTTCTTCGGCTGTGTGTTCAAGGCCGATGAGACGGATGACCCGTTTGCAGAGGCGACGTGGCACAAGGCAAACCCGTCACTTGGGCACACCATCACGCTGGAGTCATTTGCGGCAGACGCCCTAGAAGCGAAAAATAGTCCTTCAAAACTTAATTCTTTCTTGAGATATCGGCTTGACGTAGCCACGGCGTCAGACGTTAGGTGGATTCTGCCCGACAAGTGGGCTGCGTGCGGTGGCGAGTTGCGACCACTTGACGGCCGCCAGGCGTACGTTGGGCTGGACTTGTCAAGCACCACAGACCTGACGTGCGCTGTGTATCTCTTCCCTGATGAGGACGGCACCTTTGACGTGCTGCCTTTCTTCTGGGCTGCGTCCGAGAACGCCCAAGGCCGGGCACACCGGGACAAGGTGCCCTATCTCGACTGGGCCAAAGAACGCACTGAGTACGGGCCGCTGCTGCGGCTCACGGATGGAAACGCCACCGACTACGACACTGTGCGGCGAGACATCAACGAAATCAGCAAGCGTTTCGTGATTCGGCAGATGGGCATTGACCCGTGGAACGCTCAGCACATCTCGCAGCAACTGCAAGGAGACGGCTTTGAAATCGTAGAGTTCAGGCAGGGTTTCGGCTCAATGTCGAGCCCTGCCAAGTTCCTAGAGACGCTGGTGCTTTCGGGCAAGCTGCGGCACGCCAACAACCCGCTGCTGTCGTGGATGGCCAGTTCCGTGGCAATCGAAATGAACCACGCAGGCGACATCAAACTAAGCAAGAGCAAGAGCACAGAACGCATCGACGGCATGGTTGGGCTCGTTGAAGCCGTTGGGCTCTGGCAGAAGGCGACGGCACCGAAGCCAGAACAAACCTGGGAAATCCACACCATATGATCGCCAACGCCGAGACGCCCGAGAAGTCCTACCGCATCATTGATCTGCGCGGCTCGTACGGTGACGGCTGGAGCGAGTCGCCGGCTCGAGGCCCGGCCGGGGTTCGCATCACGCCCGAGACGGCGCTGATGTGCTCGGCGGTGCTGGCCTGCGTGCGGTTGATTGCCGAGAACGTGGCGACGATTCCGCTGCACCTGTACCGGCGTCTGGCAGAGGGCGGCAAAGAGCGTGCCCGTGATTTGCCGCTGTACCGGATTCTCTCGCAGGCACCCAACGGCTGGCAAACGTCGTTTGAGTTCCGCGAGATGCTGACGGCTCACTGCCTACTGTACGGCAACGCCTACGCCGAGATCCGCAGCGGTTCCGCTGGGGCTGTCACTGAGCTCTGGCCGCTGCATCCGTCGCGCATGAAGGTGACGCAGCTGGAAGACGGCACGCTGCGGTACTGCTACCGCGAGCAGAACGGAAGCGAAACGTACTACCGACAGGATCAGATTTTCCACCTGCGTTGGCTGAGCCAGGACGGCGTGACCGGCATGCTGCCTATCACGCTCTCGCGTGACGCTATCGCCCTGGCCCAAGCCCTTGAGGCTCATGGCGGCTCGTACTTCGGCAACGCCTGCCGGCTGTCGGGGCTCATGGAGTCCGACAACCCGATCACGGTTGAGACTGCCGAGCGGCTGCGTGAGCAGTTTGAAAGAATTCACAGGGGCGCTGACAGGGCTCATAGGACGGCTGTGCTGCCGCAGGGCGTGCATTGGAAGGACGTGCAGGCGTCCAACGAGGCGAGCCAGTTCCTTGAGACGCGGGCGTATCAGACGGTTGAGATTTGCCGTGCGTACCGGGTGGACCCGTCGTACGTGCAGGACAAGACCAAGGTTGGCTACGCGAGCCAGGAGCAGGCCGCCATTGACTTGGTGCAGCAGACGCTGCTGCCGTGGTTCCGCCGTTGGGAATCCGCGATCACCCGCGACTTGGTGACGCAGGATGACGTGTACTTTGCTGAGTTTGATACCCGTGGTCTGCTGCGTGGCGACTTGGCCGCCCAGGGTGCGTGGCTGCAAACGATGCTCACCACCGGCATCTACAGCGTGAACGAGTGCCGTGAGGTGCTCAACATGAACCCGATTGGCCCCGAGGGCGATCAGCGGTACATGCAGATGAACCTGACCACGATGCAGGGCATCGCTGCCACGGCCGCCGTTGGCAACGCTGGCGAGCCAGCCCCGGCGGACAACCTGCCGCAGTCGTACACAGACAAGCTGCTTGCCGGGCCGCCGGTTGAGCCCGAGGCACCCAAGCCCGTAAGCCCACTGCCACGCTCTCGCAAGCCACGAAAGGAGAAATGATTTTATGAGCACGCTTTTTAAGTCAGAGCAATTTCGGTTTCGTCTCACGGAATGGATGCTTCGGGCGTTCGAGGAATCAAAACACCCAAGAGATCCTGATGGCAAGTTTGGTAGCGGCGGCGGTGGTGGCGGTGGTGGCGGTGGAGCCAAGAAGCCAAGAACTCCAGCTCATAACAAAAAGGGCAATGGAGAAAAAACCAAATCCAAGCTGATTGCTGCTCACGAAGCACACAAAAAGGCTTATCAGGACTACAAGAAGGCAAACACGTTTTTTGGCAACAAGCAAAAGAAAAAAGAAGCGTTTGAAAACTACAAAAAGGCACAGATGGAGCACACCAAGGCACTTGCAGAGCATTTGTCTGGCGGTCGCCCGTTCGTGCTGAACCCTTCAAAATATGGAAAGTGACGCCATGGACAACCTTGAACGCCGCTGCGTTGCCTTGCCGTTGACGATGGAAACCCGAGACGCCGGAAAGGCGTACATCGGGGGCTATGCGGCGAAGTACAACGTACGCAGCACGATGCTTGGCACGTTCCGCGAGCAGATCATGCCGGGGGCATTCACCCGCGCTCTCAAGGAGCAGGCGCACCCCGTCGTTGCCCTGTGGAACCATGATCCCAACTACGTGCTGGGCTCAACTCGCAGCGGCACGCTGACGGTGGACACGGATGACGAGGGCATGCGGTACAGCGTTGAGGTGCCAGACACGCAGTTGGGCAGGGATCTCTCTACGCTCATCGCTCGAGGTGACGTGTGGGGCTCAAGTTTCGCATTTGTTTTAGGGCGTGGCCCAAGTGCTGAATCTTGGGACAAGGATGAAGACGGCGTTGCGCTGCGGACTGTCCACGAAGTCCAAGGCATCTACGACGTTTCTCCAGTTCTGACGCCAGCGTATGAGCAGGCCACCACTGGCGTGGCGGTTCGCAGCTATGAGCGGTTTCTACAATCGCACCGACCGGCGCTGAAGCTGCCGGAACTTCGACGGGACGCGAAGTCAGAGAAAGCGATTCGTAGGTTTCTGAGGCAGCATGGCCACAAAGTCGGGTGATGTTTGCGGCCACTGCCGCTCTGCACGTCTTGGCGTGTATGCGTCTGTGGAAAAGGCGAACGTCTGCACGCGGTATCTGCGGTGCCCAAACTGCCGGCACACCGCCAAGCAATGCGTGAAGTCGTGCGACATACGCCGACGCTCGTTACCTAACTAGGTAACTACTCAACGCACGCAATCTGCAAGGAGTGCCCGGCCCGGCTCTACCGTGCGAATAGGTCACCACCTACCGCACACAGGAGCCACGCACATGGCCGCCAGCAAGGTCAAGGAACTTCTCGACGAACTCGCCGCCACTCTCGCTGAGCTCGGCATGCTCGATGAAGAGGGCGCTGCGGAAGAGGAAGGCGAGAACACGGACGGCACGCCCGTTGAAGGCGAGCGATCCGCCGTTGAGGCCGTTGAGGCCCGACAGGCCAAGTACGACGCCCTGCTTGCCAAGGCCGAGCGGATCAAGGCCGCCATTGCCAAGAGCGAGGCCGCCGAGGCCCGCAAGGCCGAACTGCTCAAGGTTCTGCACCGCGCTGCACCCGTGGAGACAACCGACGTGAAGCCCCGCATTGAGCCGATTTCGACCCGTGGCTACAAGTCCGGCATTTTCGAGTCGCCCGAAATGGCGCACCGCTGCGGCCAGTGGCTCAAGGCTCACTTCGGTGACCGGAACGCCCGGCAGTGGTGCTCGGACCACCTCGGCACTGAGTACCGCGACATGGGCGGCCAGGTGAACAGCCTCGGCGGCAACCTCGTGTTTGAGGACTTCAGCAACACCATCATCCGACTTGTCGAGAAGTTCGGCGTGGCGATGAATGTTTTTCAGAACGTCACCATGTCGAGCGATACCCTTCTCGTCCCGCGCAGATTGACGGGCGTGTCCTCGTATTGGCTGGGTGAAAACTCCACCATCACGACGAGCGACCCGACCGCGACGATGGTGCAGCTGGTTGCCAAGAAGCTGGCGTGTGCCACGAAGGTTTCTAACGAGTTGCTTTCCGATAACGCAATCTCTGTCGCATCGTGGCTGGCCCAGGAATACGCCACCTCGCTGTCTGCCGCCATCGACGATGCGGCGTTCAACGGAACCGGCACCAGCACCTACGGCGGCATCCGTGGCCTCGCCCAGATTGACGATGGCACGCACACCGCTTCGATTCAGTCGGCCGCGACCGGCAACACCACGGTTGCCAGCCTGGACATTGATGACTACGTGGCCTGCCTCGCCAAGCTTCCCCGCTACGCGATCGGCACCTCGGCTTTCTACATGCACCCGAGCGTCTATCACAACAGCGTGCAGCGTCTGATGCTGTCGAGTGGCACGGCTGGCAGCGGCACCATCGGCGCTCTGTCGGGCGGCAACACTGCGGCCAATCTCGCCCAGGGCACACCCAACACGTTCCTTGGCCTGCCTGTGGTGTGGGTGCTCAAGATGAACTCTGCTCCCACCACTGGCCAGATCGCGGCCTACGTTGGTGACCTGTCGCTGGCCGGCATCATGGCGGTGAAGTCCGACATGCAGGTTGCGACGAGCACCGATCGCTACTTTGAAGCGGATCAGACTGCCTTCCGTGCGATTCAGCGGCTCGACATCAATGTGCATTCGCTCGGCTCAACCACCGAAGCCGGCCCGGTTGTGGCTCTCAAGCTCGCCTGAACCTGACTCACCCTTCCCTGGAGAACTTTGAACCATGAACCATGCCAGCGGTAATAAGAGCGTGACGAAGGCTGCGGCGAGCGTCGCGGCTTCGGCCACGCACTCGCACGAGATCGACACGCTCGGTTTCAAGTATGCGGCCATTGACGTGATCTTTAGCCCGTTCACGTCTGCCACGTCGGCTTACGCCAGCGTGCTGAAGGTGCAAGAGTCGGACGCCAGCGGCTCAGGCCAGGCTGACATCAGCGGCCTTTCGGTGACGGCTGGTGCCGGCAGCACAACCGGCGCGAACGTCGGTGCTGTGGCTCGGTTCAACATCGACCTGCGTGGCCGCAAGCGCTACCTGACGGTTGTGACGAGCCCCGGCAACACGGTGGCGGTTGTTACCAACGCCCGGCTGACCAAGGCTGAGCAGGCTGCGTACGACGCCACCACGGCCAACGTGAACGACTACAAGTCGCTCTGACGCTTGACGCCAATAGTAAAACGCCCAAGAGCGGGCGGCTGGGTTCGCCCGGCCGCCCGTTTGGCGTTTACCAAGGAGCACTTGTGAAGTTTCGCGTTGGCAACATCGAGCACGATCTGCGAGTTGAAGCGGCGTTCTCTGTACCCCGCTTAGGCTTTCAAGACAACTTCTTCTGCACGATGCAGTCGCTGCTTCCGCTGAACATTCGCCCTACGAAGTTCACGGGTGCCTTTTGGGAACAGTGCCTAGATCGCGTCCTGCTGGACATGATTGAACGCACCGACTGGGTTCTGGTGGTGGACTTCGACAGCGTGTACGAGGCCGACACCATCCAGCGGCTGATGACGGCGGCCCTGATCAGCGGGTATGACGCCGTGGCCCCGCTGCAGACTAAGAGAGACGAGGGCGTGCCTATGTTCACGCCCGAGGGCCACGACGGCACCATTGGAACCGTGCAACTGCCAAACGCATGGTTTGAGGCGGTGATTCAGCCCGTTGAAACTGCCCACTTTGGCTGCACGCTCATTCGCTCGTCAGCACTCAAGCGGACGGCAACGCCTTGGTTTCTCGGCACGCCCCGGCCGGATGGGCACTGGGGTGACGCCCCTGCCGGCGAAGTGACGCGGACAGATCCGGATATTCACTTCTGGCGGCAGTTCAAGGCCGCCGGCAACACGCTTGGCATCGCCCCGCAGGTGGCGATTGGCCACGCGGAACTCAAGTTCACTTGGCCGGGAAGAGACCTCAAACCCGTCTACCAATCGCCTAGCGACTACTGGAACAAGGGTGGCCGCAGGCCGCCCGAGGCGTGGGGAAGCATCGAGCACGGAGAAATGAACGCATGAGAGATGACCAAGCCCGTATCCGGTTCGTGCGGCCCTACCAAGCGTACAGGCGTGGTGACGTGATCGTGATGGACAAAGGGCCTGCCAAGAGCCTTGTGCTGCATGGCTACGCCGTCAATCACGTTGAGGAGCAGCCATTGCTTGAGGTGGCGACCGTTGAGCACCGCGACGTGGAAACCGCAGACGCACCGCGTAGGAGAAAGCGCCGATGAGATACCGCAGCCTCGTACGTGCCACTGAGCCGGCCAGCAACCCGGTGACGCTGGCAGAGGCAAAACTGCACCTACGCATTGACTCCACCGACGACGACGCCCTCATTGGCAACCTCGTCACGGCGGCTACCCGCTGGGCAGAGGACTACTGCGACCGGACGTTTTGCAATACGCGGTGGCAGATGCGGGTGGATTCGTTCTACGGGGCCATCGGAAGCCCTGTGCAGTTCGGGTTGAAGGCGGACGGCAACAACATTGAAGGCCGGCAAGGCACCGTGCCGCAGTTGGATCTGGAGTTGCCACGTCCGCCGATGGTGACGGCCGGCACGGCCACCGCCGTCACGATCACGTACACGCCCGCCGTGAGCGGCACCACGGCCACACTGGACGCCACAACCTACCGAGTGGACCGTCAGGCCACGCCGGGGGTTTGTCGGCCGCTATACGGCCAGACGTGGCCCTCGCACCTCGTGGACCAGAACAGCGTCACTGTAACGTGGTGGGCTGGCTACTCCGCAGACGGCACGAGCGTCCCGGCCCCAGTTAAGTCCGCGATCTTGATGATCGTTTCGCACCTGTGGAGCAACCGTGACGCAGCCCAAGAATCGGCTTTGAACGAAGTGCCTTTTGGCGTCAAGGCGATGCTCGACACGCTGCGGTGGGGGAGTTATCGCTGATGACGCTTCCGGCTGGAAAAATGTGGACCCGCGTGACGATTCAGCAACCGTCTCCAACTGCGAACGAAGTTGGCGAGCCGGTGCTGACGTGGTCAACCTTCGCCACCGTGTGGGCTGACGTGCAGCCGCTGTCGGCTCGAGAGACTGAGCGGTACGCCGAAGCAATTGGCTTTATGAGCCACAAGGTTCAAATTCGTTATCTTAACGGGCTCACGTCAGCCATGCGGATTGTGTACCGAACCAGAGTTCTTGAGATCGGCCAGATAACGGAACAGGACAGGCTATGGCGTCAGGAAATAATCTGCACTGAAAAAAGGGACGCATCTTTCGTACCCACTGTCCCATCTGCTCCAGTGATTGAGGAGGCTAAAGACGAAGGGCCCATTTCTTGGACAACTCCCAGTGATGGCGGCTCTGCTCTCACGTCATACAAGCTCTACAGAAACGGTGCGCAGGTCGAGCCTGACGACCTAAACAATCCGTGGACGCAATCTAGTTGGGATACGTATGCAGTCGGGTCCGTAATGCAAGTCCGCGCCGTAAACGCCGTTGGCGACGGGCCGCTTTCAAATCCGGTTACGGTGTCATGAGAAACACGCCATGAGCCTTCCCGAAGCACCAGAAGCTTTTCTGTACGCCCGGCTGACGAGCCAGACGGCTGTATCGTCGCTCATCAGCACGCGAGTGTATCCGCTCATTGCCCCACAGGGCACGCCCCTGCCGCTTGTCGTGTACCAGCGGACTGCGGTGGAGCGTCCGCAGTCGCTCGCCGGCAACGTCGGCAATCCCGTGGTGACGCTGCAGCTGACCACCTACGGCACGTCGTACACGTCTGTGAAGTCTATTGCTCGAGCGGTACGCCTGGCGGTGGACGGCTGGACGGGCACGACGGCAGGCGTGACGATCCAGCGGAGCACGCTACAGACTGAGGCCGATGGCGTGGACTTGCCTGCCGATGACCAGATGCTGCCGTACTACTCGGTACAGCAAACGTTTGATTTCCGAATCAATGAGGCGACGTAATGGCACGCGAAGTCACGTTCAAGATCAACACGACCCAGAAGGATGCCCGCTGGCTCAAAGAAAAGGCGTTGGCTGCGGCCTTTCAGGTTGAGCCGTCTGAGGTGGTGGAGGCCGTAGAGCACGCACTGCAGCCTGCCCTGTGGGCTCTTCGCAAGAACGTCTCAACGGTCAAGGCTCGCACTGGCAGGCTTCGTGCATCGCCTGGGACTGTGGTGCGGAAATATGGTGGCAAGTCCAGGCTCACGGTTGTGGGACTTGTTGGCTACAAGTCAGGCGTGGCCCCGCACAGCCCGTACCTAGAACTTGGCACGCCCCCTCGTGCAGGCCGTGGGAAAGTTGTGGCCCGCCGGTTTGCGTGGCTGGCCTACTACCAGAACAAGGCGGCCATGAAGGCAACACTTCAAGCCAACCTTGAAGCCGTCATGCAGAATGCCATTGACGGCGTCGAGTAACTGCAAGGGTTGCCACGTCGTGGCCTAGTTTGTGAGTAGGGCTTTGCCGCCCGCAACTCACTAGGAGAGGCCACAATGCCAGCCGATTCGCAAGGCACAAACTTCGTTTTTGGCGGTTCGACCTACACCGTCACCAGCGTCACCGTCACCCCCGGCGGCGATCTCCTAGATTTCACGCACTTGGGCGTTGCCAGCGGCAAGAATCGCCTGTACCAAACGCCTGCCTTGCGAGATGACGAGATTAGCATTGAGTGCTTCGCGGCCACCAACTCAACGGTGACGATTGGAAGCACTGGCACGCTAAGTCTCGCAAGCGTGGCCTACACCGCCACCGTTTCTTCCGTGAGCGTTTCGTACGCCGTGGGCGAGCTCGTCAAAACCAGCTACACCTTCAAAGTGCAGTCGTAACGACGGGAGGCCGTCGTGGCGTTTGTCTCGCAAGGCACGACCGTCACTTGGAGAAGCACTGCGCTCTCTGAGGTGGTTTCTGTCTCGGTTGATGGCGTGTCTTCGGACGTTGTTGAGATAACGTCCAAGTCCTACCAAGGACGAGACAAGCGGTTTCGATCCGCAGACGGCGACTATGGCACCGTCACCGTGCGATGTCGTGGCACAGCGTCAATGAATACGTCGTACGTCACGACCACGGGCGCTCTTTCAATCATTGCGCCTGGTGCGACGTGGACTTCAAGCAAGTCCATCCTTCAGTCGCTTGCCTGGAATGCTAGCGTAGGCGAACTGCAGGAATGGACTGCAGTGTTCAAGATCACGGAGTAGCTATGCCATCCCTCACGAAAGACCAGATTCTCGCCGCTGACGATTTGGGAATGCTCAAGCTCACCGTGCCCGAGTGGGGCGGTGACGTGTACATCCGCGTGATGAGCGTGGGCGAGCGAGACGCATACGAAAACGAATGGATGCGAAAGAAAGAGACGGGCGTGGACGATTTCCGCTCAAAGTTTCTTGTGCGGTGCCTTGTGGACGAGAAGGGCAATCGGCTCTTTGACAACGGCGACGTGGCCCGGCTGGCGTCTAAGTCTGCTCGAGTAGTGAATCGAGTCTGGCAGGCCGCGATGGAGCACAACAACCTTTCCGATGAGTCGATTGAGGAACTGGCAAAAAACTGAGAGCCCGGCCAGACCGGGCCTTCCTGTTTCGTTTGGCATTAGCGACTGGCTGGACGTGGGAATACATCAACGCACTGCCGGTGACATTGCTGCGTGAGTGGATGGCGTTTGACAGGTATGTGGAACCATTCGGAAGAGAGTGGGAACAGACAGGAACACTTGCGGCGTTGACGATTGCCCCGCACGTCAAAGGCAGGACACCAAAGCCCGAAGACTTCATGCCGATTCGTCGGCCGCCGATGACAGGTGCCGAGATTGCCGCAGAGCTTGGAAAGCTAAGACCGCAACCACATGGCCAAACTTGACCTAGCATTTCAGCTGAGTGCAAACGCCGATGGCGTAGCAGCTGGCGTTGCGCAGGCAGACCGCGAGCTGTCCAAGGTTGGGGCCAGTGCGAAGGCGACGGCCGCTGAGTTTCGCCAGGCTGCGAAGATCACGGCGGAACTGCGGACGCCCACCGAGAAGTACGCCGACACGATCGGCAGGCTCGACGCAATGATGCAGAAGGGCATTTTGTCGCAAGAAGTTTACGGCAGGGCCGTTGCCAAGGCCGACGCCGAACTCAAGGCGGCCACCTCAAGTGCCGACGATATGGCTCGGGCGGCCAGCGTCACTGAGCGAGTCGTGAACGGGCTCAGCGGCGCGATTGGTGGGATTGGCGATGCCACCAAGAGCGTGGCCGATGCTGGAATTAGCGTCATTGCGTTTGGCAAAGACATTGCCTACACCTACGTCCAGTGGAAACTGTTCAGTGCCATCCGCAATCCAGCAGGGTTGAAGGATTTTGCCATCGGTGCTCTTAAGGGGGCCATGGCCGCCCGCATAATGATTTTGGCCGCCAAGGCTCTTGGCATCGGCCTAGCCCTCGGCGGCGGTGCCGCAGGCACTGCCGCAGCTGCTGTGCTCGGGCTGAGCAACCCGCTCATCGGCGGTGCATTGCTTGCGGTGAATCTTGGCAAGGCGTTCTTGAATGCCAAAGACCGGGCCTTTGAGATGGCCGCAGGAATCACTGCCGGAACCGTCGCGTTGGAATCGCTGAACGCTGAGCTCGGCCAGGTGCAGGCCCAGCAGGTGGACAACCTTGCCTTTGCGATGGAGGAGGCGACTGCTGCCGGCGAGCGTTCCGAGAGTGCTTTTGCCGGGCTGGCCGACGTGTTCGTAACGCCTTTCGTTGGTGCGTTCGCTGCCATTCAGTCTGGGCTTGCTGGCTTCACGGACGGCATCAGCGGCATGGTTGAGGGCATCACGTCGATTCTATCGCCAATCGCTCAGGTGATCGCCCCAGTATTCACGCTCATCGGCACGCTCGTGGAAGGCGTCCTGAAGTTTGTGGGCGTCATGGCTGAAGCCCTTGGCGTCGTACTCAAAGTCGCCGGGGCCGTTGTCCACACCTTCCTTTCGCCGTTCATTGTCGGCCTCACAAACGTCGTGGAAGCCATCCGCAGCGGGATGAATGCGGCATTTGGATACATCGGGGAGCAGATTGATTGGGCCAGCCAGAAGATCAAGGACTTCTACGCCTTCATGGCTAAGGTGCCAATCATCGGCCGGGCGTTTGCGAGCGGCGAAAGCCCTGCCGCCGGTGCGGCGGCCAATGCCGCAGAGGCACAAGGACCGGCCGAAGCCAAAGACACGCTTGATGCAGATTTGAAGATTTACAACGCCAGGCTGGCCAATCAGCAAGCGATTGCTGACGCAAACAAAAAGGCTGCTCAAGAACGCATTGACATGGAGCAGCAAATCTTTGAGGCACAGAGGGCCAACGAAGAATCAATAGATGCCGCACGGAAGAAAGCGGAGCAGGAGAAGTTTGACTTCGAAATGCAGCTGCTTGCCGCCCAACGTGAGAATGAGCAGAAGCTGATTGAAGCGGACCGAAAGCGGGCAGAGGACGCTGGCAAGGTTGACGAGAAGATGGCCGCTAAACAGGAAGACATCGACAAGGTAGTTGCCGAGCGTGCTGCCGCCCTCGGCGGCAAGTCCAACGAAGCACTTAAGGCCAACGACGTTCGCAGCAGCGAGGGCATGGCCCAGTTCCTGGCCCTAGCCACCGGCCGCGAAGATCCCGCCATTGCTGAGTACCGCAAGCAGACGCAGAAGTTGGACGAGATCCGTGCTGAGCTTCGGGCGCTGCAGACTGAGAAAGTCACCATTCTCAACGGGGCTGGTGCCTAATGGGAATCCTTTCCTACACCGAGCTCGCCACTGTCGCCGCTTCGCGAAAGTTTGGCGAAGCGCCCACCTTTCAACGCAAGTTCGTTGTTGAGGTGGATGACCCAACGACGCAACAGACCACGATTGCCAACGCTCCTGGCGTGTCGTTTCTGAGTCCACACCCAGAAGCGTCCTACTGCAAGGCGATGAACGTCAGCGTGAGCAACTACAACGGCTCGCGCTGGCACTACGAAGTGACGTGGGACTACGAACTGCCCAAGCAGCA